GTTCCTTAACGTAAATTGGAGTATATCATGTCTTCAAAAACAGCTTCTAAAGTTAGCGTCTTTGACTTCATGAGTGACGATCAGCAAGATGCGGTTCTTAACCTCATGATTGAGATTGAAAGCCGTATCCTTGATGAAATGAAACGAGTTATGAAAGGTCCGCGAACGATCCCTTCTGGGATGCCGTTGCAGCCCCAACATATGTCGCTTCATCTGATTACCCTCATAGAGGGCGTCATTCGTCTCGAACACGCCGCTGAGCATGGCATCTTTAAGGATGACCGCTCTACGCGTCGTGTCTTTAACTCCATTGTTAAGGACACATTGAGACACACCCGCGCGGACTAACCGCGATGAGGACTTGAGGAGCCAATATGGCTAAGCAGAAATTGATAACCCATCGTGTTTCCGCCGCTTTTCGCGGCGATTACACCGACTACTCGTTTAATGGAGCCACTCTTGGTGTTTCACCAGGGAATATGGTCTCTATTCGAGTAGGCGGGGTGTGGAATAACGTAGTCAATCTAGGCGAAAATCTTTTCGACTGGAAGGGCTTGTTACTCCGTGGCGAAAACGCCACGACCACGCTTGATGGGACTGTGACGCGCTGGATCACCTCTCAAGAGGGAATCGGCTCGTCAGACTGGATATTTGTACCTGACACTAATCCTAGTGGCAAGTATGAACGTAGAAATGCCAATTTTGGCGGATTATACGTTCCCTTATCTAGTCTCAATCCTCCGCTTGCTGTACCAACCTCCTCATACTCAGCCGAACAGCTGGCACTTGCTCGGTTCAATTCCAAGGTTGCAGAGGTAAACCGCCAATTTCAAGGCGGAGTATTCTTTGCAGAACTGGGAAAGACCTTGCATGGAATTGCCCACCCTGCTGAGGCCCTTTTTAGGGGCATGAATACGTACTTCAGCGAAGCGACGAAGCTTCGCCGCAAGGTCATAAGAGACCGAGCGACGTATTTATCTTTGTCGAGTTCAAGGAGACGTCAAGTCTCTAAGAATGTGACAAAGGCAGTAACGGGACTCTGGCTGGAGAAATCGTTTCACTGGTTGCCGTTATTTTACGACATCCAGGGAGCAGTCTCCGCTTTTGCAGCTTTGCTTGATAGCACCCCTTCACGTTTTGTAAAGGTAAGTGCTACAGTTGAAGCTACTAAGACCGTAACGACCGGCGAAAATTCCTGGGGACAGGGAATAACATTCCCTTACTCAGAAACTAGTCGGTCAGGTGCCTCCGTACGAATGTACGGTCGAGTCCGAGTAGGTGTAAGAGACCCTGTTTTGCCGGATATGAAGGCTCTCGGATTTGATATCCGATCCTTTGTTCCGACCTTATGGGAGCTCGTCCCCTACTCGTGGGCCGTAGATTACTTCACCAATATTGGTGATATGATCTACGGTGCTTCATATGGTGGCGTTGATGTAGAGTGGGCAGCCCGTGGTATTAAGCGTTTTTCTCAGTATGGATGCACCATGGGTGTATCCAATAGACTGATGACGCCTACTGCTGGCTGGCACAATACTGTCGCCTATGCCGTTATGAAGCCGTCAGTGATAGCCATTGAAAAAGCGGCTATAAGCCGTGCAACGTATACTGGCAGTTATGTTCCTTCATTTGATGTGAAGGTTCCCGGAGCTGGAAGCCTTAAGTGGCTCAACTTCGGAGCTGCCTTTCTACAACGCTCATTGGCTTTTCTTTAACCACTTCTCACGAGGATTTATGTTTAATCCCACTTCTCCGGTTACCGGCGCACCTATCACCGGCTTCACTTCGCCCACCTATACGCTCGCGGCCGATACGGCCCCGGACGTTAATGGTAAAGCCTTCGCAGTAACCGCATTAGGCGGTACGCAGGCTGGGGTGGTGATTTCCTCGGCGTCAATTCCGTTCACTGTGCTGTTCACACGTCCGAAAGTTAATCGGACGTTGCCGGCACTTGGACTGAACGGGCGCTTGCCTTCCATCCCTAGGAATGAGTTTACGCTGTCGATCCGTAAGGGGGTTGTCCCTCTTGCGAACCAGCCGGCGCTACCTTATGTCCTGAAACTGGTTATGCCAGTTCCTGCGGGTACAGATGTGGCTGATAAGCCAAATCTGCTGGCTGCCCTGTCACTAATGGCGGGCATCCTTTGGGAGCAATCCAATGAGATCGGCGATAGTATCATTGCTGGCACTTTGTAAAGTGTGTGCAATGAGTCCTCGGTGCTTTTTCTTTGCACTTGGGATTCTTGCAGGTTTCGACCTGAAGAACTTCGTCGAAGTAATCACCCCGCTCCTTCTAGGGGTGGTGTGGTGAACTCATTGGGAGAGGAAAGTGACCATGGCTCTAAGCCCGATCGCTCTTTACTCTGCTTTCGCTGATGACCTTGAGGCTTCCGGTATGCTTGATGAGGCGCAGTTAGCTCGCTGTGTAGCGAGTCTCTGTACCGAAGATGGCTTATCGGTTGGCGATAGTGCACGAGCGTTCATTGAACGCGAATGTAGTATCGATTCCCTTGACGTTACTGTCTCCTCAGCTGCTGTGCGCTCCCAGATAAAGGGCATGTTCTGGAAGTACTTAAGTACGACCGATACACGACCTGATCTGGACGCTGTAGCTGTTGATAAGTTCAAGATCGTGAATAAGCGACTTGATACTTGGCAGTATTCGCCTAATACGTCTGGCGATGAGGAACTATTGGGTTCTTTCAAACAGACCCTCTGGAACTTCTGGAACCCGCAAGGGTTCCCCCTTGTCTCGACGCTACATCGTCTTCTTGACGCTGGTAGCACGGGGCCGGGAGTCGCCGTAGGGGCGAGGGGTGAGGACTTTTATACTAAAATGTTCTCTTCCCCTCTAACCTATACGTCAGAGGTCCTGCTCCAGGTATACCTGGAATGGTGTAATGAGGAACCTTCCTGGCTCAGCGCGGAGTCAACTCGCGCAAAAGCCTTTGGGGATCCCCTCAGCACCATCGGAAGTCATCTTAAGTTCGTTCCGAAAGACGTACGCGAGTCACGAACCATCGCTGTTGAGCCCTCGTTGAATATGTATTATCAACTCGGGTTGGGTGAGATTCTCACCCGGCGGATCCGTACCTTCTTTGGTATAGATTTACGCAATCAGCAGTTCTGGAATCGTGAAGCTGCTCGAGTAGGGTCGCTTGCTGCACTCCGTGGTATGTATACCCCGGATAAAATGCAGATAAGATCGGCTAACGATGTGTTGGACTCCAATCCAACTCTAGCTAGTCTACTATGGAAGCTTGGATCTCGACCAGAGCCTTATGAACTCTGGAACGAGGGCCTCGCAACTATAGACCTGAGTTCCGCTTCGGACAGTCTTGGCATGAAAATGCTAGACTGGGCGTTACCTCCAGACCTCATGGCACTGTTAAAGGTGCTACGTTGTAAGGAGAGCGCTTTACCTGGCGGATCGAGCATTGCGTTGAATATGGTTAGTACGATGGGAAACGGTTTTACGTTCCCATTGGAAACCCTAATCTTCGCTAGCGTCGTTGTTGCTGCCATAGAGTCCCACGGAATAACTCCCGTGGTTCCCTGCGACAAGAACGGTAACCTCCGGCCACCAAGCGGAAAGCCTGGTGAATGGGGGGTCTTCGGTGATGACATTGTTTGTCACCCTGAAGTCGCCGTCCGAGTGTTCCGTCTTTTAGGAATGCTCGGTTTTGTCGTTAACAGCAATAAGACCTTCGTTCAAGGTCTGTTTCGAGAGTCGTGTGGTTGTGACTTCTTTAAGGGTCACGACATTCGTCCGTTCTATGTCAAGGGACGGATCGAAACTCGCACTTCTCTGTACAAAGCCTTAAACGGCCTGCTCGAGTGGTCTACGCGGATAGGGATTAATCTTCCTGCCTGCGGTAGACTACTTCTCTCTCATCTCGCTGTGGTCGAGCGTGGGCGGAAGCCCCTGCTTGTTCCACTCAGCGAGGGGAGGGACTCCGGTTTGCGCCTACCCTTGTCTGTCCTCCAGAGCATTCTTGCTCTTGGGGATGTCCAAGGAATAGGTACGGATCCTAAGGGTAGACAGTCGCTGGTTTACCAGCGGCTTATACCTGATCCTAAGCAACTCCGGATTGGGGACGGTTTTGTCGCCGTTCCGAGACGGGCGAGGACACGCATTTACAACCCGCAAGGGTTGCTTCAGGCGTTCCTCCGTGGTGATGTACGAAAGGGCCGTGTGTCGATTAGGCAATCTGACACACGATACCGTAAGAGGGGATGTATAACTCCCAATTGGGACTACATCCCTCCTGTACACGACTGGATTCGTCTGGTTGGTGGCAGGGTTGACATGAGGCAATTGGAGATTGCCTCGAGGTCGTTGATTGCTCCTTTAGTGGAGTAATTACCGTCCTGGGCCGGGAGTGATCCCGGGGGGTACACCACGTACCTGC